TTCTGCCCCCACGGGAACGCGTACAGCACGAACTTTAGCGGGTCGTTCTTCAGCGCGGGCGTCCACAACCGCGCCATCACCTCCATCTCGTCCTGAGCCGAATAGATTGGTGTTTGCACGGTCTGTATCCTCTAGCTGTTCCACGACAGTAAACGCGCCCTCCAGCACCCGCTGCTGGGCCATTTCCAAGGCGTGCTTGACCGAAATAGTTTGGTCGATGTTGATGTCCACCGCCGTCTTGGCCGTCCACCCGTGCGCGTGCTTCAAGATCTCCAACGCTGCCTTGGCGTCGCCCGCCCGCGCCGCTTCATGCAAGATGCCGGAGACTTCCATCTCGCCGTCAGCGCGTCCCTTCTGTTCCGCCATCTCCGTCAGCGGATCAAACTCGCAAAGCTGCCGATACTCAGATGGACGCATCCCAGCAGCCAACGCCAACGTGTCGCCCTTCAGGCCATTACGCGCCGCCCAATAGATGGCGTCCAACCGCGCCTCAGTTGCCTGAAGCTTGCGCGTGTCATGTGGGAGCGTGTGCCATGTCATGTAAGACATTTTATATTTAAAAAAAATTGTTTGCAATCCCTCCGTGACCGTGACCGGGCGGCAGCAGGCCCTACCCCCCCCCTAGCAACATGACCTGAGCAATAGCTACATGGCCTAGGCAATAGCAGCACAAGCAAGGCAATAGCAACACAAGCAAGGCAATAGTATGGGCCGATTGGCGTTTTTGGCTATGCTCCGACAGTCGCACAATGCGTCCTGCGCTCGCATGGCGTCCTGGTGGCGCTTGCATGGCGCGCACATAGCGTTAGGCCATTTAGGCTATGTTTGAACGATAGCCTAAATGGCCTAAATGGCCTAACGCGCGCGCCTGGACGCGCCGTTAGGCGTTTACATTGTCACTTTGGCCATATTGTCACGCGGAAAAAATCGCTGCCAAAACGGGAATCGGCGTCGCGTCACGTCACAGCCTATACACCTATATATTTATTATTTTTGATAAATGAAATTCTACAAAAAGTGACAATCTAGCCTAACAGGCCGGAAAACTAGGCTTTCCCCTAGCCCAAAACCCCGGCGCATTAAGTGACAATGTCATAGCCCAAACTTTTTTCGCCATTCTGCAAAATAATCCTTTACAAGGCGAATCAGACGTGCGATAACGAATCATCGAAACGGCGCAAACGACGCCAAACGATGAAAGGACAGACGCCATGCAGTATTCAGGTTCCATCTACTTTCTAGGTCAGTTTCGCCCGGCGTATTTTTCCGCCACCAGCTTAAAGGATCTGCGCGCCAAGATGCGCGTCGCCATTCAAGATATGTCCCGCGACGAATGGGAATTCTTCGCATGGCGCATTGATCAGGCGGCCAAGGAACTGCGCCCGGCGCATTGCGCGCACGTCGCGCACGAGCATGGCGCGCGCGGTCTGAGCATGTCCAAACGCCCCCATGACCCTTGGCTGGCGAATGTTGTCGCCAAGCTGCCCGCGCACGACACGCTGCTGTATCCTGCCTAAGGTCGAAACGGGCGCAAGCCCGTCACGGCGTAACGCGCCGTCTGACGAGACCAAAAAAGGATCGAACATGCACTACGCCGAAGCCCATCTTAAAGATATGGTACAAGCTGAATTCGACGCGCGCGATGCGCTGGCGGACTTGTTCGTCGCCATCGCGCAGATCACGCCCGCGCAGGCGTCTGACTTGGTCGACTTCTACATTCGCAAGAAATTGGTCAAGCTTGATCGCCCCATGCGTCGCTACACCGTCAAGCACGGTTCCTATCTAGACCGTGACTTTATTGAGCATTACGCCGCCCACGGCGCGTTCTAACCCGCAACATGGGGCTTGCCAATGCAAGCCCCATACTGTAAAACAATCCTGTACACCACAAAAACAAGGGACAAACACGATGCCTGCAAACACCAAAACCATCGACAATTGCATTTTCTGGCAGGAACATGTTCGCGATACGACGCGTGATCCCGCGCAACGCGCGCGCTGCAATGCAGCAATTGAGAAGCTCATGAGCGAGCGGCGCGAACTGGTCCGCTACCATGAGGAACGCGCGCTGGACGCTGGCGCCCGCGACCAGCGCAACTGGTACGCAACAGACGCTGAGTTGCGCTAGTGCGCGTGATGCCCATACGCCCCATCGCTCCCACGGCGCGCAACCCTGCGCGTCGCCCCCCGCTTCCCCTGCAAAGGAACCTGACCAATGATCGCGATACTCGAAACAATCCTGACACTGACAACAATGCTAGTCGTGGGCGCGCTCGTCGCCATGCTGGCGCTATAGATTTGGAGGTTTGACTAGGCTGTCAAAATTTTGACGTGTCAATTTCCCGACATGTCAGCATTCCGACATGTCAGCATCCCGACATGTCAAGTCTTTGACATGTCAGCATCCCGACATGTCAAGTCTTTGACATGTCAGCATCCCGACATGTCAAGTCTTTGACATGTCAAAAGAAAATCGAAAAATAAGTTTAAATTTTGCAAAAGAATAATTGACAAGCGCGGTTTATATGCGAAGATAGGTTGTCAAAACAAACAAGGGACTGACGCACATGCTCACCGTTTATCGCCCCGCCGCTCTGACCACCACCGCCCGCCGCACCACCCTGGCGGAAAAAACCGCGCTCGCCGCCGAGGCCAAGCGCCGCCTTGACATCGCCATGCGCGACTTGAAAACCGCCGGACGCGCGACCAAGGCGCGCAAGGATCTAGTCGGCACATGCGACCATCTGCTGACGCGCATTGACGTGATCCAAGCTTATGGCCGCGTCATTAACGATATTTTTCACGGCCCGAACGCCTGACATGGAGCCCACAACTATGGCAAAACGCAAAACCAAAACGATCGGCCCGATCGACACCACGCCGCTTTATCCCAAACTTGCCGGATTGGACCGCTACAGGCGCGCGCCTGACGCCGATCGTCACGCCTACGGCCAGGCGGTCCTGAGCGCCATTCGGGCGCTGCAAGCCCGCGAACTCGCCCGTGAGCTACCATCGCACCCGTGCCCCTGCGCGTCCGGCGTCTGGGCGAGCGATGGTCAGGAAATCTTGCGCGCGGTGCGCGCCCAGAACCGGAGGGCGTGACGTGATTACAACGCAGATACACGACGATCGCACCCGCACCGTGTCCTACTACGGGCGCTTGCTAGGCCACTACGGCCCCGTCCGCTACAAGCGCACCCATGCCCGCGCATGGCGCTGCGTGACCGTCCTGGGCGCGCTGGGCTACGCTCGCAATGAGGCGGACGCCCGCCGCTGGCTCATGGAGATGGTCCCTTGAGCGATTACTTCCTCGCCCTGTCGGACCACTACAAGGCCGTCCGCGCCCGATTGAACGGCAAGCCCACGCCTCGCCCGGTGTCCATCGCGCCACCACCCCCGCCCGAACCACCGGCGCCCGAACCAGCGCCGCCACCACCACCGCGCGCGCCGGAATTTCAATTTACGCCCAGCGCCGCCAAGGCCATCGCCCGCGCGGCGCTTGTGCCCCATGGCATGACCTTGGACCAGGCGATGGGTCCAAGCCGCACGCTATCCTACATTGCCGCGCGCACCGCCGTTTATGTCGCCCTGCGCCGTCATGGGTGGTCGCTGAAAAAGATCGCGATATTCTGCAACCGCGACCACACAACCGTTTTAAATGCCCTTAACAAATGGAAAAATGAATCATGAGTATCACAGACCAGATCCTGAGCGAGCGCGAACAGACCCACGGATTGTTTCGCGAAGTCGCGGGCTACTCGCAGGCCATCAAAAACGTCATGCGCACGTCGCGCAACTGGGACCGCTTGGACGTCGCCCAAGCGCAGGCGCTGGAGGTCATCGCCGACAAGATGGCGCGCATCTTGTGCGGCGACCCGTCGTTCCCCGACCACTGGCAGGACGGCGCGGGCTACTTCGAACTGGTGGTGCGCGACTTGGCGCAGGCGCAGGCGCCCGCTACCATGCCCCGCGCTACCATGCCCGACCGGCCAGGCGATGAGCCACTAGACGCGCCTGCGTTCCTGACGGAGGGCAGGCCGTGATCCTGCAACTGAACCCCACCATGCCCCTCACAACGCCGCTGGGAAAGGCGCTGTGTCACTTCCTGATCGACAACGGCGACGAACACCACCTGCTGTGGGTCTGCATCCAAGACGACACTGGCGAGATCTGGGTCTGGCCTAACACTGACGTGCGCGGGCGCAACAACCCGACAATGGGAAGGAAAATAAATGGAACCGCCGATCGCATCGCGAAACTGGAAACAGCGTTGCAATGGATAATCGAACAAAAGAAACAGACCGCGCACCCAACGGTGTGCGAAATTGTTAAAACGGCCCGCAAAGCACTGGACGCAGAATAATCCTTTACATCATCGCGCTGACGTGCGATGGTCCACCGTCAACTAAGGGGAGCCTAACATGTTTAAGATTGGCATAAACGAGCATGACGAAATTGCGTATGTAAAGATCCAGATCGCGGCAAAGGCGATTTACGAGGCGGCGTTGTTGGCCTACTACTGCGAGGGCCGCAAGAAACAGACGTTCCATGACGAGATGGAACGCGAGATTGAAGAACTGTTGATCATCTTGGGCGTTGACGACCGCGCGACCGCCTGCGCCATCAACGACACCGTCGAGACACTGGAGTATCGCATAGAGAACCTACGTGCTAACCTGCGCGTGATTGAGGATCTGCCCCCACGCGAGATTGAAGACGCGTGGGCCGCTGCGACCCATGCGCTGCGCGAAGATGATGAACATGCGGCCCTTGCCGCTAAACAGATCCGGTGAAAGCCGGATCGTCGGGGCACCCGCCCCGGCGCGTCAGACAGGCTGTCTGACGGTCTAGTCCCTAGTGTTTGTTCGACACGCCCACTTGCCCCCGGTCGCTTACGCAACCGGGGGTCTTTCGTGTCAACGCCGCCCAGGGAAATCGCGTACGTTTCCATCCGCGCTGGCGGCAGGCTCCAGCAGGTTCCGCAGGTAGCTTTTGGTCTGCGATCGCGCCAGATCGGGCGCAGCGTAGACGTGACGCTTGCTGGGGTTCTCGAACGATCCAATGCGCCCCATGTCCATCCACCCGGCCTCCTTGAGCGCGTGCAGCAGCGCCGCCTGCGGGATCTTGACGCCGCCAGGCGCACCATTGGTTAGGCTTTCGCAGATCTTGAAGAATGGCGTGGCGACCACACCGCGCCTGAACTCGCCCGCCTTGGCGCGGATCTGCTCCGTAATGTAAGCCTCCGCGATGCTCATGCCGTTTTCGATCAGGTTTTCCTTAAATTCAGTCCACATGGGCGGCGCAGACGGGTTAAACTTCGACACGTCGCGGTCCGCCAGCCACCGGGCGATGGTCTCGAACCCTCCCGCCCGATACCAGGTCCACATCGCCTGCGCCTCGTCGGCGGGCATACGGCCAGCAGCGCTCCAGATGCAGAACCAGCGGCGATCGCTGGACGAGATCGAGATAGGAACGGGATCGTTCGTGAACGCCAGCACCATCATGCGGTTTACCATGTCGTAGGGGTGCAGGCCCTTGCGGTTGATCGGCAGCGTCTCCGGCGGCGCGGCAATGATGGGTTTCAGCTTGTTGGCGAGCGCGCGGCGCTCCTTGGCGTCAGGCTCCTTCAACTCGTTCAGGATTAGGATCTCCGACTCCAGAGCGTAACCCCACTGGGACGTGAGCCCGTCGCTGTCCACCAGACCACGGTTTTTGAGACCTAGGCCGCAGACGCTCCAGATGAACGGTGCCCACATCGTATCCTTGCCGGAACCCTCGTCGCCGCCATGCAGGATCGCATGGTTGACCTTGACGCGGGGGTTCTGAAGCTTGAACGCCATCACGTCGAGGCAATGGTTCAACTCGGCCTCTTCCGGCACCAGCACCCGGCAATGGTCCAGCCACCGGGACACGTCGCCCGCCCGAACGCCGGTCAGGTCAGGCCGGGCGTCGCGCCAGCGGTTGCCGTACACGTCGCCGTCACGCGACACCAGCACCCCATCGCCCGCAGCGTAGGTGATGCCGCGCAACAGGCGGGCGTTGGCGGCGCTGCGGTTCTCGTCGTAACAGACGCTGGCCTCGACGCGGCGTGGGGTCTTGCCGGTGACGTGGATGGACTTGCAGTTGACGTGGCGAAAGATGGCGTTGAAGCTGCCCCGGCTTAACTCGGTACGCGCATCGAGATCGAAATAGGCGTCGTCTTCGATAATGTAGGCGAACCGTTCATACCAGCTCGCCTTGTCAACGCGCCCGACCTCCTTGCGCTCCACCTCGGCGATGACCTTAGCGGCCTCGTCAGGGAACGCCTCGGTAGGCGACAGCTTGGACATTGCCGCTTGCATATGCTCGGCCAGCAACTCGTCGCGCAGGCCGGGCGAGACGCGCGGCCCGCCGTTGGCGTGGACCCACGACAGAAACGCCTGCGTGTTGAACCCCTCGCAATGGCCGTGGTAGCAACAGAACGAGCGGTCCAGCGGCTTGTAGCGGGCTCCGATCTGGCCGTCTGTGTGCTCGGCATGGTTGGGGCATACGATGCCCATCCAGCCCTCAGGGTTGACGTGCGACAGCACCAGACCCTTGTCGTTGAGCCACTCCAGCACGGTATCCTTGCCGGTATCGCGCAGCTTGAACGACAGGACGCGCGCGGTGTCGGCCTCCGCTGGCGCGACGCCCAGCGCCTCGCAGATCTGCGGCAGCGTGTACTCACGGTCAGGGTGGAACTCAACCAAACGTGAACGGAAGAGATCGCGACCTGGCTTCAGATTGACGGAGCCGGGAATACGGAAATTTCGCACCGGATTAGTCGCGCCGGGGTCCGTGTAGCCTGCCTCCGCGATGGCGGTGATGGCCGCGCTGAACTCGCCCTTCGATGGTTGCTCACTGAAACCGTAGCCCCACTGGAACGACCCTTCGCTGGTCTCCATGATCCATGTCGGGGGCAGCGGGGGCACTTTTGACTTGGTGCCAATGTCGTCCAGCATCATGCACAGGACGTAGTCACAATTCGCGGCGCTGGCGCTCGGCTTGCCGTCAAGAAAGCGTGACGCCATGAACGAACCGGTGTTGAGATACCATGCCTCGCCCTCCGCTCGGCGCTTGGTGGGCATGTACGCGGGCCAGGTGTACTTCAGCGAACCGTCGAGGAACGTCTGATGCACCCCATCGCGCATGACGGCCTTCTGGCGCACCAGCAGCGCCGTCTCGCCCGCTGGAGCTAGCCCCGTGATGTAATCGTAAAATTCTTGCTCTTGCATGTCCTACCCCTTCCCGTAGCGTATCATCGAATGCGTCTCGATCCCCAGCGGCAGACCTGCGGCCCATGCGGGCGGCGTACACATCGCGCGCTGCATAGCCTGCTCGGCTGCCTCGGGGTCCGTCGTCTCCAACACGATCTCGTCATGCACATGCAGCACGGGCTCAAAACCCCAGTCGTCTAGCGTCCGCAGCGCATGTCGCAAGATGTCGTTGGCCGTCGCCTGTGTGACGTTCTCGCAGGCCAGACCACGCCACAGGCGAGCGCGGGGCCATTCCTTGGCGTCTGCGGCGGGCTTCCATGCCGCCTTGGCGTAGGTGACGCCGTCTTCCTCCAGTCTGGCGTAGGGATAACAAAGGATGCGCCCAGACGGCAGAGCGTACCAGAGGTGAACGCCGTCGAACAAGTAAGTTATGCGACCGGCGGTAAACTCTTTGCCCTTGTAGCGCATGGCGGCGGTGTACGCGCGCTCTTGACCTTCCCAGAACGGCATGGCCCACGGGTTGGCCCTGCGCCATC